CACCTCTATAGATTAAGTTCTGCGATATGATTAGTACAATGCTCCAAAACTAAATAAGCCCCCTGTTGCAACCAAGACAACATGAGCTTAATTCTGTCAATTATTTTTGTTTTCTTATGTGCAGGGATGAAATTATATATACATCCATGCAATCTTTTGTGTTTGTGCAGTTCCGTAATCGTAGCCTGATCTGCCGAATCAATAAACACGTCTTTTGCAAATCCCCATTCTGCACGATTACGTTCCAAAAAATCAATAAAATTCTTTACTGTATCTGAAGGTGCTAGTGGGATATTCAAGTCTTTATTGCTATATACCTTTTCATCTACTGTAATTACTTTTCTGCATTCTGTGACGATCTGAAACAACATCGCAATTGTATCTTTTGATTGACTTGAATACGATGTATCCAGTCCGGCGCTTAATTTCTTTATTTTTATTTTTCCTTCTCGTATTTGTCTCTTTAACCATTCCTTTGATACAACATGCTTTTTAGTATCAAAGTTTGGAAATACAAGTCCTGTTGCTTTACCACGGATTCCTTCGATTTTATTTTTCCAAAGTTTTGTTCCTTTAGGCGTGTTCAGTTTAATTTTCTCTATTTTTTCATTAGACATGCCTAAATTATGCATAAAAGAAAAGAACCAATGCACCCAGCCGGGTTTCGGTTCTTCTTTTAATTCGTCATTTATTTCTTTTGGAGCATCATCTTTATACTCCGGTAATGGTCTGCTGCAATTAATATATTCTTTGTATACTGGAAGATTCGGATCGTCTGGATTAAGCGTTGCCATAAAGTAATCACAACGCATTGCAGCTTCACGAATAAAATCGATATCTGCCGTGTTGACTTCATCAATATACAAACAACCATACTGACCGCCGAGAGCTTTTTGCCATTTCTTTTTATCTCCATATCCCATAATATAAATAACTTTATCACCGTTATTTGTATGATACAGAATGTGCGGTATTTTTTCATCCTTGGTTCCGTTTCCGTTATATTCTGTCAATATTCCGAAATTGTCTACAATACCAAGGTCTTTATTGATTATATTCTTTTCTGCTGTACCTACATCCTTGGATGCGATAATGTGGTACTTCTTTTCACTTTCCGCAACTTTCAGCATAAACTTAAAGATACCTACGGTCGTCTTCCCTGCCGCTGTGGTGCCTTCTAAAAACTCTACAGGCGCATTGCATCTGATAAACGCCAGGTACTTATCTGATAGAATAAGTTCTTGATTACTCACTAGAACCACCACGCATTTGTTTGATAATGCTGTCTAGTTTTGACATTTCATCTTTTAGACCAGACACCTCAACTTTATCTTTAAACATTCCTAAATGACGTCCAAGAAGTTCTAAAGCCTTCTCTTTGTCATTCATTTTAATTTCAATACCATTTGCACCTTCTTTAATGCCGGCGATGGCTCTAACTTGCGCATCGGACAACACATCTGTATCTTTGATTACAACTCGTCCTTTTACTATTTGCACATAGTCGGTAGCTTTGGAAAAAGCGATACTTGCGAGTTCTTCAACAACCATATCTTGCGTTATCTCTGTTCTCTTTTGCCTATCGACCATTCGTTTTTCGATATAATCTCGAACGTTAGCAATTGTTAGCATTCTACTTCCGTTTGCTCTGGCCGTCTCATCTTTCTTTATATTTGGATAAGCGACTTTGTAAGCCCTTGTGGCATTAAAATCTATCAAGTATTCATCTGCAAATATTTTTTGATTTTCTGTCACTTGGACTCACCTCACTTTCTAATTTGTGACACATAAAAAGACTTAGGCTCTCTCGTCAGAGAATTACGGACCGTACAACAGTCAACACCTAACTCAAACGGAACACCCGGAATCGAACCGAGACGCAGGTAGCGACCCTGCACATCTACCATTGATGATATGTTCCGATATTATTGCATTATAAAAGCACCCCGAAGGGTGCCTATTAGTTTTATTTAAATAAATGCTGAAATTTCATACTCTCTCCATAAAGAGCAGGAAATGCTTCTTCATATCTTCCTTCTTCCCATAATAATCTTGCAAAAGATTCGCAAAAATGATAATCAAGTCTTCTTGAATCTACAATTCTCAATACTTCCGTTTCATATGCAGCAGAACTCACTTCGTTCCCGTTATCAATTTCCTGGCGCAACCCATCCATGACATCGTATAAAGCTCTTAATTGTTCTTCTGTCACTTCACAATCATAGATAAATTTTGCAAATTCAGTTCCTTCACGTAATAAATCCATTCTGAATTCAATGTAACCCATTCTTTCTTCTTGTGTCATTTTTTCCTCCGTTCCACCCAACATCGAAAAACCTCTATTTCATAATAAGCTTTTTTCAAATATTTGGCAAGAAAAAAGACACCCAACATCGAGTGTCTTTTTTTACTTTTGCGATTCAACATCATACGAGGAATGACACAAAGTGAACTATTTACACCTTGGTCAATTATAATAATAACACATTATTTTATTAATTTTATTAATCTTTCAGTTTTTCCTTAATTATTTGAGATATTCTGCCTTGACTATATCCTACAATATCCCCAACCTTGCTTTGTGATGTTCTCTTTTCACTCAGATATAACAATTCAAATATCATCCGGTCCGTACTATCTGAAATACCGGCAATAAACTTCTCAATAGAAGTCTTGTCCCTTTCTGCTTTGTCAAGTCGTAGTTCTTTCATTCTGATCTGCTGCTTAATCTCGGTTGCGAGCTTAGGTTCTTCCATCTCGACTGTTATGTGTCCTTGTATGTATGGAAATTCATCACCAGACTTCATAACCTTGCCGGATACAATTGGAACTTCTTCCAGGCGTTTCTCCAATTTGGCAATGTCATTCTTTATCTTTGGTATTTCCTTCACTAACGCTCGATACTGATTCAAAGTTTTCTTGTCCACCGGCACCACTCCTTATCTCATATGGTTTTCTTCTAAACCATTCTTTTGCTTTATCGCTCGACTGCATTTTTACCATCGCATCGTGATGATGTTGTGTTTCTAATTTTTGTGCTTTTGAAATTCCTATGGCTATCACTCCTTCGTTTTCTCTTCAACCACTGCTTTTACAATAGCGTGCTGCTTTGCGACTTCAATGTCGCCATTGCAATAGTCACGTGCATATCGCTCTATGTACTCTTCTGGTGTTCTGTATGGGTCGCTCATTCTGCACCTTCTTTCTTGTATGGTTGTGGCTTCGGCATCCACGCAATTGCTTCTGTTATGAACTCATTTCCACTGTCTAAATAACATTCGCATCCATCACACATGAATGTATCTTCGCCAACACATCCATTTGCATATGACACAATGATTTCTTCATCTTCGTCTGGAAGTCTGCCACAAAGCATATATTCAATTTCTTGTCCGTAGTTTTTTAGCCAATATTCTTTTTCTTCCTCGTCTGCTTCTCTTTGTTCAAAAGGAATCCAATCTTTTTGTTGCAATTCTTCGATACACTTATAAGCAACCGACAAATTATGTTTTTGATTCGTCAGTTCTTCCACAGTTCCCAATGCTCTGTACTGTTCGACTTCTTCTAGGGCTTGGATTGCTCTGTCAAAATCAAATGCAATCTCTTTGACATCTCTTTCCCCTTGTCCTTCATAATTTTTACGTCTTAAATGTTCCTGCAAAATTTCTTTTAACTCTTTTAAGTTTTCTATGGTATCTTCCATGCTCCACGGAAAATCTAAATTCTTCTGTACTGTCATTCAATCCCACCTTCTTCCTTGATAATGTTGATGATTTTCTTTTTTAAACAAATAATACAATCATCATCTTCACACACTTCAAGATTACAACCGACAACAACTCCTTCTTCCGTTCTTCCAATCTGAATTTCTTCCAACCTCTCCACAACTCTCTCAAAAGACTTGCGAATTATCTCGGTTTCGGATATGATTGGAATTCTGTTGATTTCTTCCACAACCAAGTGTCCTAAATCGTTGTCTTGTATAATTCCCGTTTCTTTTAAAACGTCTATTGCTTGTTCTTTGCTTATATGATCACTCACTGTCCATCCCCCTTTATTCCTAATGCGTTTTTAATTGCTCTTTCAAGTCCTCTTGCAGCATTTGATAAATTTTCATAATGTTGTCTTAATCGACATTCTTTGCTATATCCACTACACTTCGTTCCATAGCCATAGACATTATGGCAAATACCTTCGTATGATGCTTCACATTTATAATCACTCACTGTCTGCCACCTCGCTTTTTAGCATATCTTTTATTGTAATCTTCTTCATATGCTTCATTACAAGACTTGCCATTTACCACTCTTTTATCTTCGAAATATTTACAATCGACACAAGTACGGTTAGTACAATAATCGTGAAATAAACTCTCTAAATGCGTCATCACTCGCCACCCCCTAATATCTTTCTTATACATTGGTTGAAACCTATGTTTGCGTAAAATTCACTAATTCCGTCTACGTCTAAATGCTTATACTGTGGTACTTCACGAAGCGGGCAATCATTTGGTATACAATTTTCAAATTTGCATACAAGTTTTTTCAGAATAAGACATCTTACTTGATATTGACTTTTAACCTTTGATGATATATCGCAATTTCCACAACTACTCGGCATATCCATAATCAACATTGCTTTAGCCATTTAAAACACCGTCCTTCCACTTCTTAACATACAAAACAATAACTCTACCATTGGTCGTTTTCGCTCTTGTAACCTTGCTAGAAATATGGCATGTAGTTTCCACTCGCTCGTGCTTCCACCTAATTCTGTTGGATTCTCAAACTCATCTAGCTCATGACTTAATCTCGGAATAGCAACCAATACTCCAACACCGTGAGGAATTTCTTGAATCACCTCTTTGTATGTACTCATTGTCATAACAAAGTAGTTTTTCTCTGCAAAGAAGTTGCGACCAAAGCCACTATTGAAATCCGCCTTGCAGCTCTTTATTTCGAAACATGTAAAAATGCCTTTTTCAATTCCGCTTACACTGGTTTGAGTAGATGGTTCAAATAACATGAAATCTACTCTTTTTACATCCTTTGTTCCATAGTCGATACATACTTCATTCGCCCAGTGTTTACCCATTCCAGTTAATCTGTCCGACACAAGAAGTTCACTGAGGAAGGCTGTTGTTTCTTTACGATTCATTCACTCCACCTGCCTTTACAGTTTCTATACACGCTTCTATTGCTTTGTTCCATTCCCTATTTAGTTGTACTTCTTGCTTTGATATGCAATCCTTAAATCCTTTCTTTTTGGATTCAAGAACTTTTATTGTTGCTAATTTGATGTTGGCCAGATAATTCTCAACCTGACACTCAGCACACACTCGCTCCAACTTCTCCACATCCTTAATGTTGCATGGATTCTTACATAGAGCGTCGCATATGTATCCCAACATTTCTTCTGTCAGCTCGTCCTTATCAACCTGTTCTGTTGGTTTGGACTGTTCCTTCAACTGCTCTTTTAGTTTCGCGTTCTCTGCTTTAAGGTCCTGTATTACTAAATCTTGTTCCGTCATACTTGCTTTTCATCCTCCTCACAAGCTTTTACTATTTCTTCATCCATATCCTGTGCAGCTCCCACCTCGACACAGAATACCGGTGTTTCCATATCCGTTATGCAGAATACATTGACTGTTTCGTGATACTTCCTGTCTTTTGGATTTGCCACAATAAAACTTGGTATTGCTTCATCTGGATATTGTTTTAAATATTCGATTAATTCTTTGTTTATCACTTCCTATTTCCTCCAAATCATCATCACTACTCCTGCCACCACCACAACCGAAGCTGCAGTGAGTGACAGTTCTATTATTTTGTTTGCTATGTATAAGGCTAGTATGAATAGCCCGATTGTGTATGCCATATTATTCATCTCCCATCAAATCAAAGAGGTTTATCTGCACAGGCTTTACTTCCTTTAATTTCTCTTGACGTATTTCTTCCAGTTCTGCGAGACGTTCAACGCTCAACCATTTGTCTGCATGTACTTTATCGACACTAAACTCTTCCAGATTTTCATATCCTACTTCCATGAGTTTCTTTTCCAGCTTAGCGATGCGTTTCTCCCGTGCCTGTGCTCGTATCTCCTTCTTTGCTTCTTTTTTCCTTTTCTCATTGTCCGATGCATGGGATATATGTATGCCTGCTTTAATATCCTCCAAATCCTGCATTAAATCACGGCTTGGCTTTGATTCTGCACGGATGTTTAATATTTCAAATTCCCATGTTGGATTCCAATACTTCATCTCAAAAGAATGATTAATGTCGTAATTGTAAGCAATACTATCTGCTTCAACTTTTACGAATGCTTCGCAGACATCCATATTGACAGGGTGGTCAAACACTCTAATACCTTTTTCAATATTCACTACACGTTGTCCTTCAACATCAAATAGCGACCTCTGCTCCTTTTCCTCTGGAATAAAACTTGTCTTTACATCGTAATAGACATTACCTCTTTTTTTGCTCAGTTGTTTTCCTAAAATCGGACAATAACCATCTTGGGAATAACATAAATTTGCACATAACCGAGGATGATATCGAAGTTCCCATTGTTTTGTTCGTTCATCATAATACATGTGCTTTTCGCATATTCTTCCGTCATGAGAATCGTAATACTCTTGGTATTTTCGCTTTATTTCTTCTTCACGGTCCTTATTCGCTTTCTCGATACTGTTCTCATAATCATACGGTTCTTCTGTTCTATGGCAAACGCAAAAACACTGCATCGCAAGGCCTCCACCATACTCTCCGTGCAACCGAGAATCATTATATGGACATTGTGCCTTATCGTAAGGACATCTAAAAACTGGATTATAATTTTCATGTGACCATTCAATTCCTAAGCCCAAAGCAAATGCATTAGCCCCCTTTACATACTTTTCGCATCCTGCTTTATAAACAATTTCATCCCTATACCACCGTTTAAAGACAAAACCACCTCCCAAATTATTCAACGGATCATTTCCTGAAAGCTTACTTGCATCTATTCGCACATAATCCGGATAATTATCTACAGTCCATCCTTCCGCTAAGAGATGCTTTGTTAATTCGTTATATTCTTTCATGAGATCACCTACAACCCTACACATGGTCTGATTCCGAAGAAATCTTCCATCCTTTTGCGTAATTGTTCTTGGTCCATGTCATATTCCTCTGCTATACACTTCTCACAGCATGGATTCTTGTAGGCTAAAGTTTTTGATAGACGTGCATCCCAACTGTTTAATTGTTCTCCGCAAACATTGCAATTCTCATCTAACCATTTAATCTTCACTAAATCACTCCTCTGTTTAAATTTAGGCAAGTCACCATACCATTTTTTGTCTTAAAATCTTAGCCGCCTTCTCTTCTACTTCCCTATTCGGAAACACGAAGTTGAGGAATACATCCACCGTATACGAAATACCTTGTTCTTCTAAAATCATTTTTCTTTGCTTAGTTGCAAATATCTTTCGTGTTGCCATTATATATTTCACTCCTCATATACCACCACATGCTCTTTCTTAGGCTTTGGTTTTCCTTCCTCACCTGGAACAATGCGATAGTCCATTTTTACTGTGTATCCTGCTTTAACAAGCAGATTTGCAAGTGCTAATC